TTCGCTGTCGGGCGCAGCATTGCCCTCCATATAGGCCCGAGAAGTCAACAAAAAAAGAACAATTGGAATATTAATTTCCCTTTGTAAACAACTAACTTTTGTTGACGCTCATACTGTATCAATTAAGGGAAACCCTTTCCAGAGAATCGGGACTTTTGCAAAAAAAAAAGAGAGGAGCACCCTCTAAGGCACCCCCTCAATCTCCTTGCATATGCTTGTCCTCCTCTTTAACGGCCCTGAGATATCTGTAGAACGTCCCATGTGCAACCCCGGCGACTCTCCGGCACTCTTCCGTGCTCAGTGTCCCTCCGAAGTCCTTCAGGTGCGTCCTTATGATCTTCTTGATCTCTTTTGCCCTCGTTGATTCACGAGTGCTGCCTCTGGGGCGACCAATATGCTTGCCGGCAAGTCGCGCCGTTTCCATTCCTTCTTTCGTCCTCTGGCGAAGGTCATCTACTTCCTTCTGGGCTTGGTCGAATGCAATCCGGATCTGCCCCTTTGCCACCTCCTGGAGATACTTGTTCACGCCGTCCAGTATCATATCGACGGCATCTCCAACGAGGGGAATCTGAGTCTTTATTGCGTCAGAGAATGTTTGTGTGTTGATATAGGGCTCCTTCAGAAACACCAGGTTCACGCCCTTTTCGTAAAGATTCAACCACTCTCGATATCCTTCCTCAGCATTTCGAGACATCCGGCTCACCGAGTCGAAAATGATGGTGTCTCCGGGTTCAATTGATCGCAGCAACCGCTGCCAGCGGGGGCGCACCTGGGTTGTCCCCGAGTACGCCTCTTCAATGATCACGATTTCCGGATCATAGTTTCGCAGGTTGCGGATTTGTCTCGATATAGACTGAGAGGGAGTCGAGATTCGGGCATAACCATAGATCATATCTTGCGCATATCCTCAAGCATGCTGAGGATTCCACGGCCAAGTTCCTGATGCTGCCCCAGGTAGGCGCCAAGGTCAGTTGCCTTGATAACGCCTTTTGCGTCTGTCATCGGTGTTACGATTTCCAGCACTTTGGACATCACCTCCATCGGGCTCAGTCCTTGTTGCTCGTAATACTTGCGGATTGTTTCGAGGATAAACCTGCCGGCATATTCCTCTGTGTCATCTTCATTGATCGTAAATTCTAAAACCATTCTTGTTTGTTCCATGCGTACATCGTCCTTTCTTGTCCCTTTTAAGGGATCGCTTTATTTGATATGTTTTTTCCGGCGGAAATATTACGAAAAACGAATTTTTGTGGACAACCTTAAAATTGACCGGGGAATTTCCGATTTTCTGCGAATAAGAATAGTGAAAGGAGGTTCCCAACGATGGAACACGAGACATTATGCAAAGTCATTGATATTTTGATTGAACACGGAATGACAGAGGCGGAGGCCATTATGACTGTCGGGCAATTGATCGAAGAAGAAGGTCCGGCCGTTGTACGGATGATGGAGGAAGACAGAAAGAGGTTGAATTAAAAAAAGAAGCGGTTTCCCGGTCGATGTGATCAGGTTTCCGCTTTTCATTTTTAGTCTGCCGATTTCTTCAGATTACATTGTGTGCAAAGCATCTGACAGTTTTCCGGGATCGTTCTTCCGCCTTTGCTCCACGGTATGATGTGATCTCCGTGCATTGCCTCAAAGGGGAACGGTTTGCCGCAGATAGCGCATTTGTGGCCCTGTCTTTCGTATGCTGCCCATTTGTCCCTTCTGTCGAAGGCTCTGATGCTTAATGCTCTTTCGTTGTTATTTAATACGTATTCGTAGATTCCGGATTTTTTGGTTACATCATCATCACCCATCAGGGCTTGTATTCTCTGTTCGATCTTTACCGGATCAAGTTGCAGCGTGTGGTACTTGTTGTAATAGATGCCCCACGGAAGACCTTTCATCTCTGCTCTTGTTGTAGGGAATACTGCCTTCACCCAGGAAATGACCGAACTGAAGTAGTTCCACAGTTCAACTGCTGTCGGGTCATTTTGATGTTTGGCCATATACTCTTCAATCTGGATTCCGTCTCTACTTGATATCCAGTTCAGAACCGTCTCGAGGAATTCCTGTCTGATGGACGAACCTCTGAGATACTTATTCCCGACCGCAGATGCAGCACACCCTGTCTTGCTGAAATATCTCTTTGCATCAGTTAACCACGGCCCGGTGTAAACAGCGTTCCTCATTTCTTGATCCGTCAGTTTAACACCGGCAATGTTTATGGTTTTGAACCAATCGAGTCTTTCCTTATCTGTTCCCTCGCAGAAATAAACCATCAAGGGATAGTCAAGGATTTTGTCTTGTTCCTCCTTCAGGAGGTTATTGAAATACTTATAATCAAGGCTGAAGTCGTTGTTATAGTACTGACAGATAGAAAGGATCCGCTGCTGTCCGTCTAATACTTCGAATGAACCGTCAGCATTCTTCATCCAGTACATCGTGTTTAAAGGAAACCCGGAGATTACTGTTCTAATTACGGCGTCTCGCTGCTTTTCATTATATATAAACTCCCGCTGGTACTTCGGGCGAATGTTCAACTTACCATCAAACCCATATACGCCTTCTTCAGCATCATCTTTATATCCAGAGACGACATCACGCACCGGAATCATATGTAATTTAATTTCCATTGCTAATATCACCTCTTTCTTATAAATAATCGCGCATATTTGCTTTTCCCGTTCAGTTTTCCGCGACCGCCATCAGTAGTAAACTGCTTATCGAGTCCAAGAATAGTGAACTGATCAGGGTTATATTTAGGCAGAAAAGTTATAGGCACACCCATTGTCCCATCGTAATCACATGGAATGTCCTTTACATATTCAATATGAATGGCATCTGCGTTTTCATAGGTTGGATAGTCATCAGGATTATATTTCTTGTATAAAACCATATCTTCATGACGTTCCTTGAAGTCCAGGTTTGTATACCAACATATATTTCCCATACGCCGCCATTTCTGGCCGGTTTCGTCAATCTTGAAATCGGTTTTCTTTTCTTCGTAGTAATTAGGGACTCGGAACCAGTAATGTCCGCTGTTATGCCCAATCCATACTTCGTTCCCCATAATCAAAGGGAGAATATCATTGTACGTAACATTATTAAGGTTTCCAACAATCAGGAACTTCTTGTGATACTGCATCAACTGTGCAATGTATTCTCTGAAGAGACTAAAGGGCGGGTTGGTAACAACAATATCTGCTTCCTTCAACAACTTGATACATTCTGGGGATCTAAAATCACCATTCCCTTTAAGTTTAACTGGGCGGGTCTTCATATCGTGAAGGATCAGTTCTACATCGTTTAATGTGACTGTTCCGTCTCCATTCATATCCTTGACATTAGACAGTTCTATCTTGTATGCCGTACCGGCTGTTATCGGCTGCTCTTCATCATCAAACAACGATAACTGAGTACCGGATACCTGGGATCCATTGAAACATGTACAAATAAGTTTCTTCAGGCCCAACAGGTTAAAGTTCAGCACAAAGTATTTGAAGAAGTTGCTCTCATATGGATCATCACAATTACACAAGACGACTTTGTCCTTGAAATGGTCCCTGTAATACTTCAGTTCCCCCTCAATCATTCCGATCTCTGTGTAGAACTCATCCTGTTTATTCCTTATCGAGTCATGTAAATTGCTGTTTCCGGCCATTGTCGTTCTCCTAATAGTTTATTTTAACACATTATTTCCTTACAAAGGACCTGTCAGCAGATCATCTCCTGTAGGGAATAGTCCTTTTGAACAAAAAAAGAGGACCAAGCATTATGCCCGGTCCCAATTACTCACTCATTGTCTCTCTCGTTTACTCACTCTGTGTACAAGTGAATTATTGCACAAAATGAACAAATAAGCAAATTCAAAAGAAAAGACCCTTTCGGGTCAGGCCTTACAGGGTTGAATGTTTCAGCAACTCAATCTCTTCAGGAGTGAAATTTGCCAAGGTTGTTTCTTTTGTTTCAAACTCATGAATATAGAAATTACCGTTCCAGTCTATAAGGCTGTCATGATCCCCGTATGCCATGTCAATGGCACCGAGTACCTCCTCACCCTTAAGTGAAGGTAAATTCAAATCCTCAAGAAGGTATTCTCTATCTTCAGGATCAAGTTCTTTGATCAATTCATCCCACTCATCATTACTTATCATGTCAGGATCAAACCCTCGATCTGTGATCCAATCGTAAAGATCATCCACGTATGAGATGTCCTGATTGGGGTATGTGCAAATCACCCCGTCAGGCTTTTCTTCACTTCCGCCCTCTTTCCACCAAGTTTTTTCCAGTCTGTCATCTTCAACAATCTGCCAACTTTCACCGCTGATAATCATATTTCGAATCTTAGTATTTTCCATAATTCACTATTCCTCACTTTCCGGCTCTTGCCTCGGTGATACAGTACCGCAAAAGGGATCTTCTGTCTCGTTTATCGGGACAAACGCAAAAAAAAAGAAGGGCGATGCCCCTAAGAACACCACCCAATCTTTGCCCTATTCTGTCTTCTGACTCGCGCAGACACATTCAACTCGTGAAATGGAACAATCAATAACACGATTGTCATATGTGTACCCAAGATGCCCGATGATCATACAGACAATGTCGTTCTGACTGGTCCAATAATACTCATCAGTACTGTCGAAGAATTCGGAAAAGGGAAACTCAACCATATCTGGAAGTTCCGGATCAGGCTTTTCCCATTCGATGTGATCAATCACAAACTTCACAGGTCCTTTGTCTCTAAGTTTTGCCCGAACCTCTTCCTCTTCTTCGTCCTCTTCGTCCTCGTCGTCGTCCGAACCAATGTCCGGATCTTCTGGCCATAAAGACTTCATATCTGAGTACGCACTCATCTTGCAAGAGTTGATGCAATATCCGTATTCATCGGAAAGATAGTCGACAACCATCGATTCTGCCGTCTCTCTGTCGATATCATAGAATTCATCCATGTCGTTGAAGATTTCTGAGAAGAGAACCTGCAGACCTCCTGGGAGTTCGTCTTCATCAACTTCTTCTTCATCATCGATGTCCCAATGAATATCATAGACAGAGAAAAGTGCAGCATTGAACAAGTCCTCCTTGCTCACTTCCTCTTCGTCGTCTTCGTCTGACTCATCCTCACAGTCATCTGTGATGTAATCATCAGAATCATCGAACTCATCATCATCGGCTTCCACCAATTCAGACAGACTGTCTACAAGTTCCCCAAGAGTATCGCGTTCCTCTGCAATCCATTCAGCATTCTGCTGCACTTCCTGCAGGTTATACTCGAGAGTCTCGAGGTGTTCGTTTAACTGACTGATAATATTGACGATATCTTCGCGAGTGGTAGTATGCATTTCTATCATTTTCTTTTCCTCCTTATAGATGTGCATGTGTTTCTGTTTCCGTTTCTTATGTCTCCGTCTCCGTTTCCTTTTGCACGCAGCATTGCACTGCTTCTTGGACTCTTTCGAATGATAGAAAAGGGCATAGTTATTATAGCACACTAAGTCCCAAGAAAGGGTATACTTTCAGGCCCTACAGGTTTAATTGTCCTATCGTGTAATCTGGGTCATCGAGCCTTCCGTATTTTTCCAGGATCTGGATATATGAGGCTTCTGCTTCGTATGCAAGACTCGAAATAGCCTTGAACAGATCCTCGAAGTATTCCTTCGGAATCATCAGTTCATTATTCTCTGTCTTGTACTTCTTCGGTATCTTCTTCCAGGACTGCTTGTTGTGATGGACGATGTAGTTCCGCATTCTTGTCAGGTGCCAGAAGTCGTGATACTCATTGCTCAAGAATGTAATCCCGGTGTTCTTCTCAATGTCTGCTATGTATCGATCAATTAGAGACTTGGATTTGTCCGGTTCCGGGGTCATATCCGTTTTGCCGCATTCCCTTCGAACCTGCTCAAAAATGTTCCGGATCAACTCTTCGATCAATGCCGTTAATGACACAACAAGACTGCGTCTGTACAACTGTGTCTGAAGGTCCAGCCGATACACCGGATCTGTCAGATAATCATATTCAAGCGCAACTTTTACCTTGTCAGGAATAATGTCAACACGTTTTCTTTCCTCTTCGATCTGCTGCTCTTCGAACGTCCACAGTTCAAAGAACAATCCCAACGAATACTCAAACTGCAAAAATAAAACTGGCTGTTCTGCCGACCTGCATTTGTACAAATCTTTCTTCTTCATACCATCAGTATACACCAACAAATAATCCCCCTGAGACGATCCTGAAACCGCCCCAGGGGTTAATTATGTTATTCCTTGTTCTTCACCGTCTGCACCCCGAAGTAGAATGCAATCACCGTCGTAAACACCGTCATGAACTGATCCGGTGCAATTGATCCTTTAACGGCCAGGAACATAAAGGTCGCCGTCATTGACAACGTCGTCAGAGACTTCACTGTCAGGAGCCTGTCTGCTACTGAACGCTCCTTTGGTTCAATCTCATTCTCTGCTGTCGTGATTCTTCCATCAATTGGTTCTGCTGCTGCAGCGTCCTTTGTAATTACGATATTCTGTTCACCCATGATTCTACACCTCCGTTTGTTTTGCCATTATTTCATCGTGGATCTTCGTGCCGAGGTTGTTATACCCCAGGTTGTGATATGCCTGATACAGACTGTCCATCTCTTCCTGCATTGCGTGCGGTACTGTATGGGCGTCTTTGTACATATCGTAAATTTCGAACATGTCGTGTCTCAGTAATGCTCCAAGGGCGATCTTTTCAACGCTGTCCCCCTTCCTCTTTTCGATGATGTAATCAACGATCTTGAGGATCACCGCCCATAAACCGGAAGAGGCAAGTATTGCCACAAATAATGTCTCGTTCATAATTAAACCTCCCCATTCAGGGCTTTTTGGGCCGTTTCCAGGGCTTTTGAAGCCTTCCCCATCTGCTGCAGGTACCAGTCGATCTTGCCCTGTAAAACGTCTATTTTTGCCTCTAATTCGGCTATTTTCGTCGGGTTATCACCTGAGGTCTCGCCCTTATTGAGGTCGTATACTGACAAATCGTAGTATGTAAGGTCTTTATCCAATCCGCCTGCCGAGGTGTACTGATACATAGCACATTGTCCTGACAGGTCGAAAGGAATACTGCCGTCGTTTGTTCCCCACGCTGCGATCCATTTAGCGTATCTGTCCAAACCGACGATATAGTGTCCAAACCAGGATAAACTGGCGTAAATCCCGGTAAAAAACCCCGCAGATTCAACAATACTGCACCAGACCTCGCATATTCTGGTGATGACCTCGGGGTATAATCTGCCGTATCTTTCCTTGTAATGGTCGGCATCTTCCATATCTAACCAACACCCGACAGTGGGTTTATACTTGCGGGCAATCTCCAAGAAATACTCCGCTTCTGCTCTTGCGTCTGATTCGTTCAGGGCGTAAGAGTAATGGTACAGTCCAAACGGTTTTCCCATTTCCCGACACAAAGTGACCCATTGATCAACGTATTTGTCGGTATGAGATCCCCATGCTGCACGAATGATAACAAAGTCATAGTTCTCGATAATCTTCCTGTCAGGCGTTTGCCATTCTGAAACATCACAGCCTTTCGCTTTTCCTGTGTTCATTGCTTCCGACCATCCTTTCCAGCGTAATGCTCCAAGGAAGTCGTACTGAAGATTGACAAGCCTGAACTCATTGTTTCCTCCCTGACGTTCTCCGAAGAACTGCCCCTCGTAGTACATAGCCACATGACTCAACGGACAACTGGATCCTTTATCCCACACACACCAGTCCCCGTTCTTCAGTTTTGTTTTGTCTGTGATGTATTCGAAGTAGTCGTAGAACTTTAGGGAGTCCCTGTACAACCAGTATCCATTCGCCCAACCATTCGGCGTTGCTTTGACAGGGATTCCTGCCCAGTTGCAGAAGACTTTGAAACCGTCCACGCATTGTGTTCCAAACGCTGAATCGTAGTCGATATTTTTTCCATTGTACGTCTCGAAGAAATCCTTTGAGGTCTTGCTCATATCTTCTGTCGCCTCCTCTCGTTAATAAAAGGGGGAGGTCTGCTGTTTATTCCCAACAGGTCTCACCCCTGAATAATGCTTTTGATATGTTTTGTTTTTGTAGCGTTGCCGAGTTTTTATCCTAGGTCTCCCCCTGGTATCACCCCTGGGTCCATCCGGGAAAACCACTCATTCCGTTGAATTATTGTACGACCTCCCAGCCTGCCGGGTACGCCTCCGGGTTCCAAACGTTGTTGTCGATGAGGGATCTGTACAACTGATTCTTCCAAATTCCGATCTCACCCTTGCTAAACGCCAGCGCCGGTTCGATCACCTCTGGGATCTCTCTATATTCCCCCTGCTTCTTGACCTCGACCCATAACGTATCTGCTGTCGCCGGATCATTTCCCGGGTTGTCCCAGAGATCTACTCTTGCCTTGTATACTTTGCCGTTGAACTGAATTCTGGTTCCAGCCTTGATCAACCCGCCGTCCCCTTTCAGTGTCGGAAACAGTGCCGGGGTTGTCTCAGCGGTTTCATCAGTCGCTGCTTCTCTCATTGCTTTCAGTTGTTCAACGATCTGTTCCATCTGTTTTCTTGTGATCATAACGCTTCCTCCAAAAGACCCAGGATCTCCTCAGGGGTATCCTCGGATACTTCTTCCGGTATATAGTCAGCAGATTCGGTATAGGTGTTTCCCAGGGAGGCCAAGTCCTCTGCCACCTCATATCTGATTCCATTTCTGACTACGTAATGTCTGATGTCGGACCAGGTTCTGATATGATCTACTCCGTTGATTTGAAATGTCTCTGTCTTAATCATCGTAAACACTCCCTTCTATCGGTAATATCTGATTGATCGCCAATGACGACCAGTTCGTTGCTGTTGTGTAGTATCCGCTGTCGATCAGGGCTTGCGGACAATAAATAGTTCCGCCTGTTCCTCCTGAAGCAAACGGGGTGTTTGTGAAGGCGTTTGTGCTGCTTAAACTGACGCCGCTGCTATACTTCAGTACCAGGGTTGTCAAAGAGGTTGCGCCATTGAAGGCGCTCGCACTGATCGTCTTTGCGGTATCAAAGATCAGTTCCTGAAGCGCTGAACAACCCTTGAACGAGTTTCCGTAAATTGTACTTGCTAATGTTGTTCGTGCTTTTGTCATTTGACTGCATCCGCTAAAAAGACTGCTCGCATTATATCCAATGACCGCCTCTGTGAGATAAGAACAATACTGGAAACTCATGTTGCCGACACCTGCTTTCGGAAAGTTGATCTTCTGAACATGCGTCGATACAAAAGCACTTGCCCCGATGTTTGTAAGGTTCGGAAGTGATAATTCAGTCTGCCCTGATAATGTTCCGAATTGTCCGTCATTAGCAAACGCCCTTTCGCCAATTGTTCTTAATGCCGAAAGATCATTGAAGTTTGTGATGCCCTCGAGATTAGAACATGTGTCAAACGCTCTGAGACCGATTGAAGTTACTGTCTCCGGTAAGGTTATCTGTTTGAACGCCTCGCTCTGGAATGCATAGTCTTTGATTGATCTTGCGCCGTCCTCAACGATTATTGATTCTTTTCCCTCAACATAATCTTTCGAGAGATCGTATGAGGCTGTTGCTGGAATTGCTCTGATCAAGGCCGGGAGATCTACCAGGGATATTTCTGCCGTTGTTCCTGTTCTTGCACGGTAAGCATCCATAACCGCTTTCAGGTTTTCCTGCTGAATAACTGCTGCTGTCATATCTGCTCACCTCCTACATTGCCGTATTGTCAATCTGCGGAATCATCGCATATACAAGATCCGCAATATCTGCTTTGTCTGTTGCTGTCAGGACATAATCCTCCCCGGGGTCGCCCTTGGGTCCCTGAGAACCAGTTGCTCCGGTATCGCCCTTTTCACCTTTCTCGCCCTGGATGCCCTGCGGCCCTTGCGGGCCTGTTGCCCCAGTCGCGCCGGCTGCCCCGGTCTCTCCTTTTTCTCCTCTTGGTCCTTCTGGTCCTGCCGGCCCGGTTTCCCCGGTTGCTCCTTTTTCGCCCCGTTCACCTTTCAAGGACAAAAGCCACTCTTCTTCGGTGCCTGTATAACCGTGTTTCACCGCCAATGCATACGCTGTAACGGCCCCTAAATCTTTTGTCTTGCTCATTCTTCAGCACCTCCTATTCTTCATATGGGCTTCCTTCAATTGGCAACCAGGAAACCCTCTTTAATGACGACCAGTTCGTCTCGGTTGGATATTGTGATAGCAGTGCTTGCGGCACATATATTTTTGAACCTGCATCCAGCATTGCTGAGGCGCCGAATGCATTATAGTTTCCAAGAGGAACAAGTGTCGGCGATCTGAGAATCAGTGTTGTCAGTTTGTCTGTATATTCAAAAACCGATGCCTTGATTGTCGTTGGACACTTTATATCGACAAGTTCCAGTTTTTGAGCCATTGAGAATGTATAGTTGTCCAACTCTGTTGCCTTCAATATCGTCGCCTTCTGGACATCTGATCCGTAGAAAAGATATCTGCTTGTATAACCGATGGTTGCCTCTGTAACGCCTTTGGTTGCCTGGAAGCAGCGCTCTCCAAAGGTTGCATTCGGAAGGTTTATCTTGTTGATTGTCGTACCAAAAAACGCTCCTTCGCCAAGTGTTGGTGATCCAGGTATGGCCAATTCCGGAATTACCAGGTTATTTGCTGCGGAGAATGCCCTGTCTTCAATAACCAGATCCTCGAAATCATTGATGTTGGGAATAGAAGTTAATGTTGTAGACGACACGAACGTTCTGTCCTTGATTCTCTGTGTTGTTGCCGGGAGATTTAGTGTTGTTGCTACTCTTGCCGGATTCGCAATGACTGTTGTTCCTTCTTCAAAGACTGGTACGGTTTGTGTTGCGACGTTCTTTCCGATGTCGTACCCGCCTGTAATAATACCCGCAATCAATCCTGGAACGTCGCCGGCAGTGTATGATGCGCTGGTTTTGGTCTTGCTTCTCAGAGCATCGAGGATCGACTGCCAGGTTGATTTCAACATGTATATTCTGTCAGGCATATTACATCGCCTCCGTCTCTGCATTCGCCATTGTCGCCAGGACAATATTTGCGATGTCCTGCTTGTCTTGTGATGTCAGGATATAGTCTTCGCCGTCTGCACCGTCTGTTCCGTCAAGAACAATGAATGTGTGCGGTCCGGTCTGATCCGTGATCACCACCTGGTGTCCCCCTGAAACATCATCGATTATCACCGTCGGACTCAACCCCTGCTCACCGTCCAAGATTTCAGCGCCTTTTACACCTTCAGCGTCCTGGATCGTGATTGTTGTGATATGTCCTTCCTTCTCTACTGTTACTGTCGGGCTTGTTCCGTCTTTTCCAGGATCACCTTTTGTCCCTTTCAGTGATTCCAGCCACTGTGCTTCTGTTCCGGAATATCCGTGTTCTACGGCAATTGCATATGCGCTAACAGCGCCAAGGTCTTCTCTAGTTGCCATCGATTATCACCTCCAAGTGTCCGTCTGAGTCGATTGAGAAATCGATATCGTCAGCGTTTTCTTTGTACATGATCAGTCTGCCGTTCTCCTCTTCGAAATAGATATATCCTCCTGAGGAGACTGCCTTTTTCGCCGCTTCTGCGGCGGTTTCAGCCGTTTCTGCGTGCGTCGCGGCTTCGTCCGCGGAATCCTTCGCGTCAGCGGAAAGGCCCGAGATTTGGGCCAGGAAAGCCTCGAATTCCGAAGGAATGAATTCTTCGACGGAGTCGAGGGCATTGACCGAGGATCGGGTGAAGACTGAGAGAACAGAGGATTTATCAATCGCGACATCGTCGCGGATCATGACGATTTGCCACCGGTGCTCCCCGCGGTTGCCTATGATGCCCGCGCTAAGCGGGGCTGAAAGAGTCAGAGAGTCGTAATCGGGGGTTAATGCCGCCTGATACTTCCCCTGCGTTCCGTTGTCGATATCCAGCAGATATAAAAAATCACCCGAGAGGGTGTCGCAGTGGATAATCAGGGTGTCAGTGATGTTTTCTCCTTCGTATCCTATGATCGGCTTATCTACTGCCGAGAGTATGTTGTTCTTAAGGTTAAGTTCCATTTGTTTTTACCCCCTTCCTTACGCTACCTGTGTGCCGTTTACCCATAGACCGCCCGGGGCGGTGATTTTGACTTTTTGATTTGCGGGATCAAGCAGGACATCTACGCTGCCGTTGCTTGTTTCGTCTCTTGCCTGTAGTTCAATTTGTCCATTACCAACAACCACAGAGGCCTTGTTCTCCTGTTGGAGAAATAGTCTGCCGTCTTTGAGTTCAATCATTCCGCTTCCGGCTCCTCCGAGGCTGCTTGCTCTCCCGTATGAAATCTGAACTCCGATAGATGGACCGACGGAGAGATAGTTCGCGGCGTCTCTTGCGTTAAATCCGACATAAGTGTCGTGTACTGTTACTTCTGGTAGATTTGATGCGTTCGAGGCTCCTCTGAGTTTCAGGAAGTTTGTTTTTGCGTATACAACTTCCGCCGGGATCTCATCCGGAAGTGTTGTACCGCCTCCACCGCCTGAACCGGATCCGCTGCCGGATGATTTAGAAACAATGGAAGAGATCCTTTCTGTCAGGGCGTCTGAAAGACTCGGTGAATAATTACCGAAGATAATAGACTTCACGCGTTTCTGGTTCGTATCGTATGTGTATTCCCTGACATTGGTTTTTATCGACACCATCGGATGTTTAACCGTAATGAGGTCTCCGATGTCCAGTGTCTGTGAGACATCCGCCTTGATCTCATAAGAGATTTGCGGCGTACTGTATGTGTCCAGGTAAGCCTGCGCCATTTCCTGCAGCAACTGCTGCTTCTGCGCGTCTGTTCGTTTGTTCCCCTGGTCGTCTTCGTCTGCTATGTCGAATGCAACAACTTTCGTGTAGGGCTTGTCATATTGAACAGAAGACGTCATATATTTCGCTGTCAGGGGCGTTCCGTCTGAAGCAATCACCGGGAAGATTTTGGTACATACTTTGTCCCAGTCTTCAGTGATCTTCGCCCCGGTGATGTCTCTTCCGTATGCTACGGATTGCCCGTTATCCGCTCCGAGTTCGGTTTCTGATACCAGGTTTACTGTCCAGCCGTTCGCATCAACAACGCCGCCGTATAACTCTTCAGCCCGTGCCAGAGCATCATACAGCGTGATATATCCATCTTCTAAAGGATTCCCGACAATGATGTGATCATCAATATCAGAGGACAATGTGAACGGCGCTGCAGATCCTCCCAACACGGCATTCTTCAATGCTGTCAGGAATTGCTGTGCGGTATATTGTCCCGTCGCAACAAACGGATTTTCCAGTATGTAATTCTTCGTCTCAAACAGGACATGTGTTGCCTTGAATGAGATCTTTTTGTTTTCTTTTGTCGGTTGTCCGGTAATGACGAACGGCTGCACTCCCTTTTCCTTGGTTTCTGCAACGACGATTCGCCCGCCTGCTATCAATGAGGCGTACTGGATACCGCATTCCACGTCGATATACCAGCCGTTCAGACCGATTTTCTTTGTTTCTGTGCATTTGGTCGGATGTATTACTCCGAGACCGTTTCCGTCCACCTTATAGTCTGTCCTGACGGCGTAGTCATAAACCTTAATCATCCAAACCACCTGTCTTTCCTGCATATTTCAACAGTCGCAGATCCTCCGAAGTCTTCCATAGTGATCGTGTTATCACCTGGCGCTAATGTCGGATATTCGAAGCCGATATGTACTGCCTTGGGATAATTCTCTGTCTTTTCCTTACAGTCAATGATTACCGCTTCCTCTGCTTCGTTCATATCCACGCCGATTAAAATACCATTGATTGTGAGAATCTTGCTGCCCGTTCCGGATACTCTGATCTTCGGAGTAGAAGGCGCGTTGCCGTTGTTAGTTATAACAACAGAGGTTCCCGTCAATGTTTCCCATGTTTCCTCAACCGGGTACCAATACGGCTCCAGGATCATTGTGATTTCGAATGTGTCCCAGATCTTTCCGATTTCCTGGAAGTCTGTCTGTTCGAACAAGTACGCCTGTCTCTGACGGTTTCCAATCCTGAAGATACCGCTTCCCCTGAGCCAACCCTGAATCTCTTCACGATTGCTCCTGCGGCTGTTTAACCGGATCGTCTTTGTTGTGTCCATGAGGTTAAGCGGAGTATATATCGCCCCGTCTCTGCCGTCGATGTCGTCCTGGACATAGTTAATAGCGGGGATCGAATCAACCCATTTGTCGGCTAATACGACCCCCATATCAGCGGAGGAAATGCCGTTAAAGTAGAATGTTTCGTTCATATCGTTTCCCTCCTTATTTACACTGAAATCGCCTTATAGACGGTGTTGTTTATATACTCTCCGACGCGTTCGTCATCGAGATAGATGCCGGGTTTGTACTGCTGCAGAGCCTTCAATACGGCCGCATACAGCGCGTTCGGGAGTTGGTTGAGGATTTCCCCGGACTGCTCAGAATTCGCGCTCCTGATGTAGTTTATGAGGGTATCCAGAGGCGCCACGGCTTCTGCGCCGGCCTCTCCTCCACCCTGCAAAGTTCCCCCGGTTGCTCCAAAGATCGTGGGGTGTTTCAGGATTGCCCCAGAGGCGTTCCACTTGATATTGAAAGACGGGAATTGTCCTTTAAACAGGTTGAAATCACCGTCCAAAGTGATCTTTGGAAGTTTAAAGTTGCTGAATGCAGATGATATTTTCTCAGGAAGCCCCGTGATCAATCCGATGAACCCCTCAAAAGCCTTCTTCAGACCTTCGATGATCGGATCAACCATGTTCCTGAACCATTCACACTTCTTGTACAACATCATCAGGATCCCGATGACTGCTGTGATTCCTGCAACAATACCCACTGGACCGCTCAAAAGCCCGATGATCGGGGTGATAAAAGAGGAGATCGTGCCTCCTGATGCCATTAATTTTGCAATTCCGCCTGTTAACGAGGAGATTCCCCCGGTAATTGCGGATATTCCCTTGAATACAGGACCGATTGCTGCAGCCATAAGCGCTGCTTTAACAATAAACTCCTGCTGTTCCGGTCCCAGTTCCTTCCAACGTCCCACGAGGTCCTTGATTATCGGAAGAATTGTCTCCAGCAGATCCTTGATCAGCGGCATAATCGCCGTTCCGATCTCATAACCTGCCAATTTTGCTTCATTCATAACCATCACGAACTCATCTGTCGGATCCTGCAATGCTTCGAACGTTCCCGACAGTGTTCCTGAGTAGTCATTCAGACTTGCCATCGAGGCGGTGAAGTCGTCGATTGAGAGGGTGCCATTCTGGAATGCCTGGAACAATGCCGGGCCTGCCTTACTGCCGAAAAGATCAATTGCCGCTTCTGAAGACTGGAATGCTTCTGCGAGAGCATCCGCCATCGGTACGCCGTCCTTCATACTGTTCGCAAAGGCCTTTTTAAGACCTGTCAGGACGGTTGAAACATCAGCACCGGATTTCTCCATATCTGCCAGGAAATTGATCGAATCCGCGGCCGTAAAGCCCATTTCACGCAGTGCTGCGCCGTTTGCCATCAGTTCAGACAGCAATGTTTCCATGCTGATTCCGGTTCTCTGTCCGGCGGCTGTCATCGTATCCAATAACGCCGGGATCTCTGCTGTTGAAAGATTGAATGCAGACATTACCTGTTGGGTCTTATCGATTGAACCGTTCAGGTCAGTGTCATTCACGTCGGCGAACTTCACAAACTGAGTGCTCAATTTTTCCAGCATGTCTCCTGTTACGCCAAACCTGGTATTTACTTCGCCGACTGCGGTTGCCGCGGCTTCAAATGATGTCGGAATGGTTGTTGCCATATCCTTTGCAATCGTGTTGAACTCTTCCAGGGTCTCCCCGGTTGCGCCTGTCTTCTTCAGGATGATATCCAGCGCGCCGTCAACGTCATTGAATGCCGCCACTGCTGCTGTTCCTGCCGCTAATACCGGAGCCGTGACTCCCTTTGTCATTGCATCGCCGATCTTGCCGGTTGTTTCAGATACTTTCTTCGCCTTGTTGCTGAAATCCTCCAGTGATGCAGCGCCCGTTTCCAGGCTTTTACGGCACTTTTCGACCTCGGACGCATATTTCTCCATCGAGGTTGTTGCTACGTCGAGATCGGCCTTATTCTGGTTTATTTTCGCGTTGTAGTCGTTCTCTTTGTCGACCAGTTTGCTTAATTCCTTTGCGGTCTTGTCGTACTCCGCCTGTTTCGCCTTGATTGCTTCTGTATCCTGTTCTTCAGCGTTTTTCAGTTCTTCGAGTTCTGCTGCAACCTGAGATAACTTCTCGCGTTTTTCCGTCAGTTTGTCCAGGTTTTCCTTTTCCGCTTTCTGCAGTTCTTCCAGTTTCCGTGTCAGGAGAATCGTTTTGTCGGAGTAGGTCTCCATCTGTTTTTGCGCAAACTCCATCTGATCCCTCATTTTCTGAACGGAAGTCGTGGATTCGTCATATGCTGCTTTCGTCTTCTTGAACTCGGTCTGGTTCTTCTTCAATTCCGTCGATACATCTTTCAAGGTGTTCTTAAAGTCGGTTTGTCCGTCTGCCGTGAACGTTATACCGACACGTTTCAATTCATCTTTTGCCATTATCTAACACCTCCCATCATTCGGGCTTGGATACATAGTCTTCTTTCTTCCTCCGCTTCTTTCCGCTTCTGATATGCTGTCGCCAATTCGTTAAAGAAAAACGGGCACGAATGCCAGAACTCGTCCTCACTCATGCCCATCTCACGGGCGATTGCCATATACTCTGCCCATTCAATATCTGCTAAACCTGACTCACGAACTGTCTCATCGCTCTCTTTGAATCCTGTTTTTTTTTGAATGCTTCGAGACGTTCTTTGAAGTCTTCAAATACGGCCTGTACTTCGTCTGTATCGATCGGACATAGAACCAGGGCTTCCTGGAACGATACGTCCCGACCGTTAGACCTCAGCAAGACATACAACATCCGCGCTGCCAACTCCAGACTGTCTTCATCAGATGGATCTTCCTTCTCGCTTAACACGTCCAGTCCTTCCTTCTTGATGTAATACAGCGTTGCGAAATTAACCTTTGCGGATACTGTTGTGCCGTCTTCCAGGTGCAATACTCTTTCGTCCATAAGTTCTACCTCCTTTTGTATTATTCGGTCATCTGATCCGGTTCATGCGCCTTACAGATGATAAAACCCCTGTTGAGGGGTCATAGGTTAAGGCTTCGGAATTACACTTTTGAGATCTTCGGCAGTAAGGATAACCTTGCTGAAGAACAGTTCCTCTGTCAGGCCTTCCGGAATATTGTCCGCACCAATGGATACACAGACATCGTTGTTATCATTGAACGGTACAGCGTGAATTGTCAGTGTATCTGTCTGTTCGGAATAGGAACTTTCCTTTGTTGCTGCTTCGTCGGAATTCTCCGTGAGTTTGCACTTAGGGAACCAATCGAAGCGGGATTTTCCGCCCTTCAGATGAACAACCTTACCATAAGCGAAATAAGGACGAACGCCATTTCCGCCGCGGAAGATCAGGCCGCTTTCATCAACGACATCACCGCGCATCTTTGCCAGTGTTGCATCTGCAAAGGCGATAACTTCAACCTCGATGTCGTCGGTCTGTGTTCCCTTTTCGCTGTCGTATACCTTACCGGAAGCGTAAACGTCAGTTGTGTCTGCGTTCTCAGTGACAGAGACATTCTTCACAACTTCAGTCTTTTCAACTTCCGTCTCGAAAGTAGTTGTCCAGTCGTTGTTCTCGTCCATCGAATTAAAGCAGATATACTGTGCGCCTACCGTTTCCTTGATGGGCGGCTTTCTTGTAGTCATAGTCATATAGATTTACCTCCTATCTAGTTCTTTGATCATTGCCTTGTAATACTTGTCGCGGTTCTTCTGCCACAGCGGGATCAAGTGAGGCTGTCCTTTCTGTCCGGATGCACCGTTTCCCCCACTTTGGGTTCCGTGTTCCACCATTGGACCGTAATAGACGCCCCATCCGACCTCGACTTCGTTCTTATGTTGTGTGCTGTCCTGTGCAGAGAAGGACTTGACCATGTGTGTATAACCGGCTGATCTGATCTTGGATATTGGATACGGTAGTTTCAATGCATCCGCCACCATCATATCCGCTCCAATATGCAGCACCTTATTAACGACCTTTTTGTCGGTCATCTTCGCATAGTTCTTCAGATCTTCCACCAGATCGTCAAATTCTGCGAAGGCTTCGTCGTTGTGAATATGGTAATCGTTAATATCACTCATCAAGAACCTCGATGCTGAAATACGAGTGGAAGGCCTGGTCTTCCCTGACGTACTCATGCATTATTCTTGGATGTTCTCCTGCTTCCTGTAGGGCTGCGCGTACAGATAACAGGGCTTTATTCTGCTCCGGCGGGACTTTTCCCCACACGGAAACTTGATATGTTCTCAGGTCTTCGTACTCATCGCCTGACGCCATCACATCTTCCCAGATATAGGACCAATAGACGATTCGCGGATACAGATTCTGTTTTTCCATTGCCGTGACGCTGTCCGATACGTTGTCGCAGCAACTGTGCAGCAGCGCAGATAACTGAGTCTTGTTCATTCGTCTATCACCTCCAGGTTGTTTTCAGGGCGGATCAGGGTGAGTTCTGTTTCCGGGAATCCGTCCTTGTTGATAATGTGTGCGGCGTTGAATACGCGATGAAAATGCCCGTCAATCTTACAGTACCAATGACTGTCGATTGTCCGGAACTGCGGTATTCTGACCTTCATGGTTACTTCCTTTCCTGCTTCTTCCATTGCAAATCTCAGACGATCAAAAATTGCGATCTCGTTATACCAAACGCGCATCTCCTGGTCTTCTAATTTCTCAAGAGGGAAGTCTTGAGTCGTGTCCTGGACCGCTTTGTAAAGGTCCATAACTCCGCTTACGTATGCTGGACTATTCCTCATAACTATCACCGCCTTCTGTCGGGGTCATTGCCTGCCAACTGAGAATGTCAGGGTGATAGTTAACGCGGAAATCGTTCAAGGCGTGATTGTATGCATAGTAAGTACGGTTTTTTAGTAAGTCTCGATACACGATATCGCTCTCAAAATCACATCCTGGATTTAACATCTGGAAGTATGCTGCACCCTCGATTACAAGACGCTTGAGGGCGCTGTCAGGGAAGTAAGGAGGGATCTGGTAATCCTCTCTTACCTCCGCGACCAATGCGTCTAATCCCTCCATACTCATAATTCACTTACTCCGTGACAGTCTTAACTGTCGGCTTGTATTCCTTCAGTTTTGTGACGTCGAAGACAACTGCTGCAGCATCATCAACAGCGCGGCCGTTTGCATAAGCCTTTGCGATGATTACATCAGCGTCATCAAGAGCCTTTGTTTCCTTGTATTCGTCAACCTTGACGCCCTGGAGACCCATTGTGTACAGACCAGGCATTGTGAATGCTGCCTTACCTGCTACAACGTTTGCGTCTTCAATAACGCGGAGATTGATGAAGGACTTGGAAACATAACCGCCGGAAATGCTGTCGCCATACAGTGCCGGGTTAACGTACTGGTAGCGGTCAGCCGGGTTAACGATCAGGGCAACGTCTGTGACGGCTCTCTTACCACCGTTAGACAGTGTGCTCAGAACGCCAGCAAGATCCTTAGGACCGAAGCCTGTAACGTTTGTGAGAGCAACCTTGTCGCTGTGCGTTCCGTCTGTTTCAACGGCTGCAATCTGCTTGAAGATTCCGATAGGAGCCTCCACACCATCGCCATACAGATAACCATTGGCAAGGCCATCCTGCATTGCTTCGCCGAGAATTGCTGTGAAGTAGCGGTCAACATAACCGATTTCCAGATCACGGATTGCCTTCGGGATGATGCAGAATGCCATCAGTTTGAAGACGTCCATGTTGAGGGATGTGATCGTTGCTGTCAGTTCGCCAGTGATAGCGTCTGTCAGTTTGCCCCAAGCATAAGTACCTGTCTTGGAAGCAACCAGCCATTTCTTAACACCTGCCGGAGCGAACTTTACGAGTTCAAGGATTCCGGAAGGCTTCTTAACGTCATTAAGCGTCCAGTCGATGATCTCTGTCGGGATAATATCGATCTGTGCAGCAGTAACGGCCTGACGGTAAGCAGCAGATCCCTGCTTCATTGCTTCATAGAACTCAACTTCCTTTTTGGACAGCGGGCGGAAGTTCTTGACCCCGTTCTTTGCTTCTTCCTCGATCTGCGCTACCAGATCAGATGTCTTTTCGGCGACAACCATTTCGATTGCCTGGAAGACTGCTTCGTTCTTGTCCTCAGTCTTTTCGAAGATTTCATTAACCTTCTGCTTCAGTTCTGTTCTTGTCAAATCTTTCATGTTTAACACCTCCAATGTTTAGTCTTTAGAACTTTCTTTGCTATCAAAAAAGGCGTTAAATCCGTCCGCTGCTTTGACATCCTCAATAACGTCTTCTTTGCCTGATTCGTCCGTCTTTTGTTCAACCGGCGCGGGTTCCGGTTCATTTGCAGGTTCACGAAGTACTGCCATTTCGGCAATTTGTTCCTTCGCTTCCTGCAGTTCCTGTCTCATCTGCCGCATCTCGTCAAATACCCTCTGTGCGGCGTTTTCAGCCACTTCTGCGGCGTCCTCGGCCTCGTCCGGATCTTCCTTCGTTTCCGAGATTTCATCGCAGAATCCGTACTGTAAGGCCATCTCCGGGGTCAACACCGTTTCCGCATCGAGCATCGCCCGTAATTCCTGTTCGGTGATATTCTTCGCGCGACTCATAAGCAACTTCACGCACGAATCCATCATCGCGTCCAGATCATCAGCGGCCTTTCTGAGTTCCTTTGCGTTTCCTGCAACTCTCATCCACATATTGTGTATGATCGCGCTTGTGCCCTGTCCCATGACTCTCCAGTCTGCCGCCTGGAAGATCGTGAAGGCGATTGAATGACAGGCCCCGTCGACATATGCCGTGATCTTTCCGGGGTGTCTCTTCAGTTGGTTATAGATTGCGGTTCCCTGGAACACGTCGCCGCCGTTGCTGTTGATATACAGTTCGATCGGATCATTTTCCGGGATCTCCGCCAATAGTTCCTTAAAGTGTTTTGCGCTCGTTTCCGATTCTTTGTATTCCCATGTATTCCAGTCAAAATCGCCGTATTTCTCAATGTCATCGTAAATGTAGATCTGATGAACCTTGGGATCCTCGGCCTTCTGTCTGAAGCAATAGTTGAATCCTTCGTTTCTATTCATTGCTGCTACCTCCTGTTTCTGCTTCGTCAGTTGTAAAGTTCTTTGTTAATGCTCTCGCCCTACTGAACTCTGTGTTCAATGCGTTATACCCAACAGCCTGACGTATCTCGTCAAAGTTGAAGCCAATGCCTCTGAGTTTCTCGAGTCCTGCTGCAGCGTCGATCAAGTCTTTGTGTGCGAAATTGCCCAACCACATCGTTATTCTCTGACCGCGGATATAGTCGTCTTCTCCAACCATCCAGGCGTTCAGGGCGTCGTTAATGACTTTAACGAGAGGCGATACTGCATATGTGATGAACTCATTGGTCGCATCTGACTTCTCCGTGATCGTTCCTTCATAGCAGGACAGCGGGATATTAAACGCATTCGCTGCGGCCTTATTCGACGCCGAAACAATATCCTTGATCTCTGCTTGTGAAACATTAGAGTTGATCACGAGTTGTGTCAGGTCCATACCTTCCGAAAGTCTCAGCATAGACATCTTGTCTTCCTTGATCGCATCCAGCAGCATTTCTGCAAAGCGGTCTATAGCGATCATTTCGCCTGTCTTCGAGTCTTTCAGTTTCATCGTTCCCGGAGCGTTCAGTTTAAAAATGAACTTAGGGGAACGCGACAGTTGATACAGACTAGTTGCCGCATCAGCCAGTTTGTCGTATTGATTCAGGATCGCCCTCAAATACGCCGCGATTTCCTGCATCGGATACCGGATATGGATTACTTCATCAGCCTTGAAAGACTTGTTGATGTTCATGACATCCCCGGCACAATCCAGCGAAATTCCAGTGTACTTTTTTGGCTTGATAATGTTCTGATCGACGTTCCACGAATCCGCCACGAACAACTTGTCCTGAATCGGTACAATTAAGCATTCCTGATCTTCCAGGAGTCTAACTGCGACGTTGTACCAGAACTCATATGCCGTCTCGTTGTCATTGGGGCGTATATTGAGTCGGTAATAGTTGCCATTGATCGTCGCTGAGTCAGAGCCGGATTGGACCAGGATCTCACTCTTTGAAATTGCTTTTGCGATCATATCAACGGACTTCCGGAACGCCAGTTTGGAGGCGTGTAAATGCTGCAAGTCCGAGTTGATGATGTCCACCAGGTTTACCAATTCACCGTTCTTGTTCTGAGTCAAAAACTCAAACATACCAAATCACCTCCTCTAGTAAATCTTTCCCGAAGAATGCGACGTCCATAGCGGAGAAGCCATCATTCTTCCTTAACTTTGGTTCTATCTTTCCGAACTGTTTATTGCCGAGTTTATCGGTCAGCAGTTCTGTATTGTTTGTGTACCACCGCATGATTGCGGAGTTGCCATATATGATATGCCCCAGTTCGAATTGCTGAATGATATACGGCGCTATCATTGCGTTCACAGACGCGATTCTACGCACCAGACGAAGCAATCCGCCCGGGTTGGTCTTACTCTCCACCGTCCATCCTCTGGCCTCAAATTCGGCCTTAAACAGCGTGTAGCGGTAGGTATCGAGTATTACCTTCTTGACGTCGTACGCCATCATTAATGCTTCAATTCGATCACACAACATAGAGATCGGAACAACCGGAAAATCGACTACCTCGAAGTCTGTGAAACCTTCCTGCCCAACATTGACAAGAGGGAATTTGATCTGATCCAGGTATCGTGATTGTCCGCATATGTACGTGTGCTGTTGCCATATATAGTCTTCTTCATCCTTGGTTAAGACCCCGACAGAGATAAAGTCGTTGATGTCGGCGTAGTCGATTCCGATGATCGCCGGCTTTCCTCTGGTCTCCGGGACAACCCTGGGAATCCTCTTATCCAACTCTTCGGCGGTGTCGCCCTCGAAGCAGCATCTGAGGATGTTCTCCCAACTCGTAACCACCTCTTCATCAATCCGTTGTGCCGGAAGATTACACCTCTTGGTCAGATACTCAGCCCACTTCTGGGGAATCTTCTTCGCTTCGGCGTGGTGCTTCCGGATCTCGTCTTCGAGATTTGGCATGTATTCCATCGATGGATTCGCCTTGTGCATTGCCTCCATATCGTCGGCCTCGGCTTCGTCATCGAGTTTGCAAATGAAAGGAAACCATCCGAGGTCATTCTCGCCGGTCTCCAGGATCTCTTTGCTGATTCGCAGCATATCGTCATAAGGGCCTTCCCGGACGTACCCGGAGGTGGTCAAGACGAATTCTCTGCGGTGCTTGATCTTACCGAACGCGGATTCAAATACGTTGATCTGCGAGTAATCCGGATATTCGTGAACCTCATTCAACACAAGGCAGCCGATCTTCTTTCCATCTTTTGTCTTGGCGTTCGAGGTGTTGTACTTGAGGCGGGACTTGGTTGCTGTTCCGATGATCAGTTCCTTCGTAACGGCGAACTTCCCTTTCCACTTGGGCTTCACCCTGTTTTTCTCCGTGAGCATATCGTAGACAACGTTGAAACTGTCCTGTGCCTGATCTTCAGCGTTTGCCACAATATCGATGTTGTATCCTTTCACACCGTAAAGCGGCGTTTGAAAGAAGTTTGTCAGCGGCATAATCAAGCCGTCTTTTCCGTTTCCTCTGCCCATGACAATGACGAATTTACTGAAAATCGGGACGTCGTGCTTATAGAAAAAACAGTGGGCGTATAAGTACTTCTGGAACGGGAACAATCCATAGTAGTTCGATTCAACATATGCCAGACAGTCTCTGTACTGCTTGTCATCGAAATAGATATCGGTTCGTTCCAGGAGTGGTTTTGTGATGTTGTTGATCATCTGCCATCGCTCAGTGTTGATCCATCCGGGATGAGCATTCGCATAAGCGATATAATCTTCAATTTCCTTACAGATAATCATCGAGGTTTTCTTCAGCGACTACTGGTTCTCTGAGGTTCAGATCCCGGATGATAACCAGCATCATTGTCAGTGTGTTCTTTAACTCCTTGATCGACTCATTCGGTGCTTTCTTGGTGAACCCGTTGCCGCTTGTGATCTCTACGACAACGCCGCGTTCGTCAATATCGTCCTGCAGTTTGTCTGCGGTTCGTTTCAGTGAGATGTAGCGGTCGATCATGTCCGTGTAGAATGTCGCCGTCTTCCCCTGTGCCTGTAATTGGTCCAGGAGGTCGCTTTTGATCGCTTTCTCTTTCTTATTCAATGCTTTCATTAATATCAGCCTCCTTTTTTGGCCTGTTTGTGAAAATAAGGACCGTTTTTCACGTGATTTCGAAAAAATATCAACAGTCTCCCCTTCCATGCCCGTGCTTCCATTGGAGATTTGGTACCTGAGAATGACCCGGAGGGTATATCTTCCGAGAAATTTCCCTCACCATTTCTCCGGAAACATTTGTCGCCGTGCTGATGGTGTGTTTTCGAACTGGAATGGTCCTCGTCCGTGTCGGATGTTGTGACACATTCCACACAGTGAAACTAAGTTGTCGTCGTCGAATGCAAGATCCGGTCTTTCCTTCAGTTCGATGATGTGGTGTACCTGAGTCGCTCTGTGTATCTTACGCTCCCAGCCTTTCAGTTGGATGTCGTGTGAGACGGCGTTCTCGAGGCGTGCCCGACAGTCCTGACACTCGAAGTGATCACGGATCAAGATTTGCATTCGCTTTTCCTTCCAGCGGGCGCTGTTGTAGATATGCTTCGCTTCCTTGTCGGTTAGCATCGCCATCACCTCCCGCATAAATAAAGCCCCAGGACTTTCGATCCCGAGGCGATAAATTACGCTATATACTATGTACCTTTTAGGTGATATATTTTTCATTTTTCAGAGAGACCCAAAATAGTTGAGATGCCTCCTAATTCCTTATATTCACCGCGCTTGAACCCGCTTGTGTCATACTCTTTAACCGTGAAGTCGAACTGTCTCACTAATTGCAAGAACTGCTCTATTGCGTCGACTGTTTCCCTGTCTCCGTAAACTAATGCGGTAGTAGCAGTGAACCTTAACAGACTGATAAATTCAGTAAACTCTGGGCATTGGAGAACCGCTATTTCTTCGATGCTGATTTCTTTTTTCATATCTTCCATAAACTATTACCTCCTGTTTGCTTAGCAAGCATATCCCACAAAAGGGTTATCTCAAAGAGAATCGGGACTTTTGCAAAATCTTTTTAATCTGCA